AATTTTTAGCTGTGCTGTCATGTAATTTCCTGTTTTACTTTAAATCACGCAACTGGTAAATGGTTTGCGAAACCAATGCTCGCAATTCATCAACAATGTTTTGTAGCCAGCTATCTTGTGGGAAACCAGTTTGCCTACGCAATGTGTCAATTTCATCTGCCAAATACATAAAGTAATCCAATGGTTTACCAGTAGGGAATGTGTAGCCATCCATTACATCGTGCAATTTGCCGTATTGCCCTTGGAATGATTCCACAAATGTATCCAGCAAATCAACCACGCCATCGTAATATGCGCCAAGCGCCGTGTGGTCGCTTCGGCTTGCGGTCATCCAATGTTGCAAGTGTGCGTTTGTTCTTGAATGCAATATGCACATTACAAACTGCATTAATGGGTCGTTACTTACAGCTTCTTTGCGTTCAATGCTTGCGGTGAATTTGACCATTGGAATCCCCTTTTGTTAATTATCCACCAGCGGTGTGGGTGCGTCAAGGCTAACTAAATCACGCTTCATCAGTTCAAACCATGTACTGTCCAAGGCATCAAAAAACATTTTTTGCTTCTGTTCTTTTGTTAATCGGTGTCCAGCGTCCAAATCGTGATGACAAGCAAAGCACAATGCCGCCGTATATTCATCAGAACTGCGTATAGACCGCCCTTTGCCATGAATTGATAGGTTGCTATGCGCCGCTTGTGTTTGCCCCTCTAATCCGCAATTCTGACAAGGCAAAGATGCCACATTAGCCAAATGCTTTTTACTGCGCCAGTATTTAAATTTTGCTCTCATGTAATGTGTACAACCTTATGGTGATTTGACCGAATGTAATTTATTGTCTTTTCTATCATGCGTTCAAACTCTGAACGGCTTATGCTTTGGCGTTGTAAATCATGCAATGCGTACAGTTCTTTGATGTAGCGAATGCCTGTGCCTGTTAAGCCCATCTTGCGTGTCTTTTCGTATCTGTGCGCCGCCGCTTCCATTTCCTTTTGCACAATCTCGCATATAGCCAGCACTTCAATGCCGATGCCGTGACTTGCCATTGTCTCCGCAATGTTCAGCATATCGACCAGCACACGCCAATCGTTTGTTGTAGCGTTACCCTTAACCATGCTTTCGATTGCGCTTAACTCGCCCATTCTGAGCCTGTCCAGCTTATCTTCTGCTGTGATTGCCGCGCCTGTAATGGCGTATTCAATGGGATTAACTTTGTCCCAAACTTTTCTTCGGCATTGCTTTCTGCTCATATCAAATCAACGCCATTTTGTGCCGCCCATGCAAATAAAAATTCGATGAATTCTGAGCCTTGCTCTTTGGTTAACTTTCTGCTTTGCAATCCAAGTTGGACAATGCCTGTTCCATCCAAGCTGGCGACAATTCTTCCTTGTGGCAAATTTGCTTGCTTTGCAAATTCATGCAACAACAAGCGTTTCCAATCTTCAGCACTCCATCTTGCGCCTTGATGCTGTGCTTGTTTGGCAATGTCAGCAATCATGGCATGGTATTTTTCTTCTTGATCGCGTGTTTTGCTTTCAGCTTTTATTTCCAATGTTAAGCATTTACCCGATTCCAATGCTGTTTTTATTTTTGTCCACAGCGTCAAAATCAGCGTGTGCGCTTGTTGCGGGTTTTCTAGTTTATAAATCATTTTTCATTTAATATTCTTAATGCTTGGTCGATTGAACGCACAACATAAACAGGCGAGCCTGTCCATGCTTCATGCCACTTTTTTTGGTCATCGGTTAACAGTTGCTTGCTAGGCACATTTGAGCCATCTTTAATTTCCATCAAATACAAAATGCCGTGATACCCAACAAGCAAGTCAGGACAACCCTTGCCAATGCTTGCCAATGATTGAACACTTGCGCCGACTTTGCGTAAAGCCGCCACAACTTCAGCCTGATTTTTGTCAACTTTTGCCGCTGTTCGCATTCATAGCCTTTGTTAAGTCATCTGCAATGCCACGCCACAATTTGCTTGGGTCAGCATCAAGTCTTTGTGCTTCTCGCCATGCGTATTGTTTTGCGCCTTTCAATCCAGCCATCCAAATTAAATGGTGCAGAGATTTTGCGTAAATCTCCTGTGGCGTAAAGGGCTTGGTTAATGAATTTTTGTTGTGCAAATCTTCCATCTTTTACAGCATCCAAAAGTTTGTTGGCTTCTTGTGTGGTCATTTATTCCACCATTTTTCTTCTTCGTTAATTGTTTTGTGTTTTGCAATATCGTTAACTTTACCCCATTGGTGAAATGAGCATTTAGGCGCATCCACTTGTACCGACCAACGATTGCGACAACTTGGCACACTACACATCAAGCGTTGCATTTGGTCAGCATCAGATTCTTCATTTTTTTGTTTTGGGAAAGCCATTACAAAATTCCCCTTTCTTTTGCTGTATCAAGCATTCGTTTTTGAAATATGTGAAACGCTTCCATCTGCGACCATTCTTTTTCACCCATCTTGTGCGCCAAAGCGTTAATTCCTGTTAGCGTTGATAAATCAAAAATGTCGGGACTATCTTTGCATAAATTTCTAAACGCTATTGCACTTGGCGGTCTGTCAGGCGGTAAATTGTTAAGCGCAAAATCCAATATTTTTTTGTCAATTAAATATTTGCCAAGTTCTTGCGCCCATACTTGTCGAACAACAAGCATATCCAAGCCTTCCCAATTTCGCATAAATGCCGCGCCGTATATGCCACTCATCTTTACAAAAATGTAATCCAGCCCATCTTCGGGGTCGCATTTGATGTTAACTAAGTAATTTGACATTCAAGCCTCCACCAATTAAGCCGCGAGTTAATTTGCTAATGTCCTCACTTCGCCTATCAGCAACTGTTTGAAATTTTTTGTCTTCAGCAACCCATTCAGCTTTAAAGCCACGCCAACCTCTTGCAACACATTCAATCAATGCTTGTTCAAGTGTCCAGCCAGCTTTGCTTGCTTCTTGTTCAATGCGTGTTATCGCTGTCTTGCTGATTTGCGCTTTTAAAGTTTTTCTATGCTTAACAAAATCTTCCCAAACAGATTGTGTAACGCCATCAGGCGTAACGGCTACCGCCGTTTTATTGTGTTTTGTGTCTTGTGTAGTGTGTACTGTGTTATGTGTAGCATTGCTTTCGCTATGCGTTCGCATTGCGTCTGCATTGTTTTTATTGTTTTTATCCCATCTTGCTTTAGCACTTTGACTTGCCTTTTGTGATTTGTCGCCAGCTTTTGCAATTTCAGAATTTGCGCGATGATGAATCCATCCATTTTCAGTTTGTTGAAAATATTCTCGCAAAACAATCGCAATGCAATCGTTATGCGAACGCATACGAATTTGCCTTGCTGTTTCGTTGAGGTCAAGCGGTATTGGTATTTCGTGAAGATAGTACCAATCGAGCAATCGCCGATAGCATAAATCTTCCATTTCGGATAAATGTTCTGTATGGCTTTTGTAATCGCCAATATTGAATTGATAGTAGTGCATCTTAACCTCACGTTGTCGGTTGTCGTTACAAACAAAGAGTCATCGGCAGGGCGGTAACGAATCGCCTTTTCCCCCGCTAAAGGTAGCCGTGCCTCAATTCTATACTTTTTCTAAGCAGGCAAAATTTCTGCTGGTTGCAAGTTAATTTCCTCTGTTGGCGCTTCATCTGTGAACCACTCAGGATGCAATTCACGCAAACGCTTAATGCGCTTGGGAGGCAAAATTTCTTTGTACTGCGTAACAGCAGGGCGTGAGACACCAAGCAATCGTGCAAGTTTGGCACGACTGCCAGCTAATGTGATGGCGGTTTGTGTTTTCATGCTTAACATCATACCAGCCACTTAACATTTTGTCCATTGTTAAGCCCTAAAACAAGCGTTTGCAGAAAAGTTAACACTTTAAATGTTAAGTATTAATAAAAATATTTTTTAAAACTGTGGAAATTTGTTAAGTTTTGATGTTAAGATTCGTTCATCAACAAAAACAGTTGATAAAAACTTAACCAAATCAAAAGGAATTGAAAATGAAAATTACACAATCAAACATCATTGGAATGCACGTTGTTTTGAACGACAAACCGGATGCACAAGTTTACAAAATCATTGATAAACACGAATCTTTGCCTGTGTACGCTGTTGCATATTTCACCGCAAATGGCATGACTCCAAGTTATTGGATTGACATTAACGCAATGACACCCGCCACACCTACACAAGTTGCTGAATACAACCGCCAAATTGACCGCATTTATGCTGGCGAAAACTTTGCCGCTTAACACAACTGATGAGGCGTGATGCGCCGAAACCCATGTGAATGGGTCTTGTGTAACTTAACAATCAAAGGAAATTAAAAATGGCTCACTTAATCGAAAACAACGCAATCACAGGCAAAGCAGAAATTGCCTATGCAAACGCAACGCCTTGGCATGGTCTTGGTCAGCAGTTAACGCAAGATGCACCCATTGACGTATGGCGCAAAGAAGCAGGGCTGGATTGGTCTGCCAAGCTGTCGCCAATCATGTTTACTTGGGATGGTCAAAACTATTCCGAAATGGAAAACCAAAAAGTCATCTACCGCGATGACACAAACCAGCCGCTTGGCGTAGTTACTGACCGCTACAAAGTTCATCAGCCAGCAGAAGTGTTGGAGTTTTTTAACACGCTTGTACAGTCGGCAGGGTTCACATTAGAAGTTGCTGGTGCAATCAAGGGTGGCAAGCGCATTTGGGCATTAGCTAACGTCAACAAAGAAGCAGTTGTTTTGCAAGATGATGCCGTGCGCGGTTACTTGCTGTTAAGCACATCGTTTGATGGCACAGCGGCAACGATTGGGCAGTTCACCAGCATTCGCGTTGTATGCAATAACACTTTGTCAATGGCAGACCAAGAGAATGCGCCTAGTCGCGTTGTATTGACTCACGGCGCACAGTTTGACCAATCGTTAATGCGTGACCGCTTGGGGCTTGTTGTTAGCGGCTTTGATGGCATGATGGACAAATACCGCAAGCTGGCACGTCAAAGCGTTTCAAGCGACTTTGCGCGAGACTTCAGCAATACTTTGTTTCCTGCTTCATACAACCCACAGACCAACACATTTAAAGAATCTCGCGGTTTTAAGCGTGTTTTAGAACTGTTTGATGGTGCTGGTATGGGTGCTAACAATTACGGCGTGTATGGCACTAAATGGGGCTTGCTGAACGCTGTCACCCAGTATGTTGACCATGAACGTGGACATAACGTAGATACACGCATGAACAACGCTTGGTTCGGCAATGGCAACCGCATGAAAACTCAAGCAGAAGAATTGCTGTTAGCTTAAACTTAACACGCCCACTTCTGTGGGCATCATTTAAAAAGGATTAAAAATGTACCGCGAACACTATCAAATCAAAATGGAAAAACGCAGTTATGCCGCTTATGAATATTTGCTTGCACTTGTGGCTGGACTTGTCTTTGCATCGCCCTTGATTTTTGTAATCATCAAGGAGTGGAAATGATGGGATACCTACTTGGATGGGCTTGCTTCTTTGCATGGCTTACGCACATCTTCACTTGCTTTTCACAGGCAATGTGGGGTTTCTTAATTGCTGGCGCTTTGTTTTTCCCAATTGGAATCTTGCATGGATTCTTTCTTTGGTTTTCTTAAGGGGTGAAAATGAAAAAACTTAGCAAATCACAAAAAATTGCAACATACGATTATTTTGTTGGTCAAGCAATGTTGATTGTTTTGCCAAGGATTTTGAATGAAGCATCTGAAATGATTGCACAAAATTCTGCAAAAACCACAAAGAAAAAAAACATAGATGAAGATGAAAAAACTTTTAATCACATGAAATATCTTGCAATTAATTCATGTTTTGAATTGGCAGAACAAATGATGGTCATGCGAAAAATAAAAAGAAGCACTCAAAAAGCCATAAAACTTGCAAAGGATTCAGCATGAACGAATTTGATTTTGACCTTGAAGATGGCGAAATTATTACTGTGGAATATGAGCCAGTTGATTACGATGACCACGGCAATATAGAGTTTGAAATATCTGCTTATAAAGATGGAAAGGATATTTGGGATGACCTCAGTTCAAGCGACCAGCACAACATTGAAGCAAAAGTCCAAAAAGAATGGCAACAAATCTGCAAAGATTCAGAAGTTGATGCCGCCATTAGCAGATGGGAACTTGACCATTAGTAACCCCTGCTACACCACGCGAACTGGATTAAAAATCGGTTCGTCCTACACGCCACCCACAAGGGTGCGTATGACCGCCGAGGATGAGCATTGGCAAGCTGTTTTGTTGGGCATCAAGCCTTCACATAACTGGGCTTTGCTTGTGTCTTATTTCATCGGAATTTTTGCTTTTTTGAAATTTTTAATTGGAACGAAATGAACGCTGAATATTTGATTAACCACGCAAAGCAGACCAGCGACATTGCGTATCGGGATGCCGTAGCAGAAGACCGCTTGGCATATCGTGTCGGAATGTTGGAGGGTTACATCATGACGCTTTGCCAAGAAATTGAAAACCACAAAGACGAAATCTTGGCGCTTAACCGCCAGTTAATTGAAAAGGATAATTGAATGAAACTAATTGCAACCGCTTTGGTCAAAGCACAAAAGGCTTTTGGTCCAGCACTTAAAGAATCTGTTAATCCAGCGTTTCAGCGCGGCGGCAAAGGCGGCAAATATGCTGACCTTGCGTCATGTATTAACGCTGTGATGGATTCGCTAAACAACAACGGCATTGCGCTAATTCAACAGAACCAGCCGCACCCTGATGGCGTTTTGGTTGAAACTGTATTTATTCATGAATCGGGCGAAATGCTTAATTGTGGGCAAATTTTTGTGCCAGCTTCTAAGCAAGACCCGCAAGGTTATGGGTCAGCTTTGACTTATGCAAGGCGTTACAGCTTGATGGCGGCTTGTGGCATAGCGCCCGAAGATGACGATGGCAATGCGGCAAGCAAGCCAACAACAAAAATATCTGCCACGCAAGGCGAATGGGACAAGCTAAAACCTGACCGCCAAGCAGTTGTGCAAGCTGTTTTAGATGCCATCATGGAACGTGTTGTAGCTGATGACATTCATGGGGCTTATGAAAACTATACAGGCATTGAAGACCAAGACGAAAAAATTGCGCTTTGGTCAAAGCTGGATAGTAAAGTAAGAAGTGCAATAAAAAAGCAAGCTGAATTAGCAAAGGAAAATAAATGAGTGAATTTATAGATTTCTCACAACATAAATTTTTTGAAGTTACTGCCCACCTTGGTGAATACACCAACGCACAAGGTGAGAAAAAAAAGAAGTATCAAAAAATTGGTGTAATTCATGACAGTAAACATGGTCCAACTTTAAAACTGGATTTAATTCCAATGCAATGGAATGGCTATGCGTACATCAATGAGCCATACGACAAGGAAAAGCCAAAAGCTGAACCTAGACCCAATCGCAACAGCGATATTCCCGATGACGATATACCTTGGTAAAGGAAACAAAATGAAAAAAGTATTGCTCGCCCTTTGGTTTGCCGCCAGCACCACAATGGTGTATGCCGCTTGTTCTACCCACACCTACACAGTAGATGGGCGAATGGTGACTTGCACCACTTGTTGTTATGGAAACAACTGCAACACAAACTGTTTTTAAGTATCGGCGCATGAGCAATCTGTAAGTCGCCAAATTAAAAAGGATTGAAAATGAAAAAATTATTGTTCTTAATTTTGTTAACAGGCTGTGCTAACAAGTTAATCTTTGACCCTAAATCAAGCACAAACCCCGCAAACTTTTTTGCCGACCAAATGGAATGTGAACGCATATCCGAGCAAGTCAGTTACCCCGAAGAAATGGCTAAAGCCGCAGTTATCCAAGGCGGTGCATCAGCATTGCTTGGGGCTTTGTTAGCCAGCAAAGGAGGCATATCGCCCAAGCTAGGGGCAACTAATGGGTTTATATCAGGCGCGGCAATCGGTAGCGGTAGCGGCGCTTATACAACGCAACAACGCAGGCAGAGCATTGTTCGCAACTGTTTATCAGGTCGCGGTTACAAAATTTTGGAGTAATTAAAAATGATTGATGAAATATTAGATGAACACAAAGAACAATTTAGCGATGAATTTTTAAGCTGGATTCCTGAGAATTACCATATTTGGATGGCGTTTGAACGCGAGGCATACAAAGTAATTGATGCTGGATTTAAGCATTATTCAGCGCGGGTCATCATTGAAGTATTGCGCCATCATTCTGCATTGGCTGAAAAGTCATCATCAGGCTGGAAGATTAACAACAACATCATTCCTTATATTGGCAGACTGTTTGCGTTGGTTAACCCGCAACACGCAAGCCTGTTTGAATTTCGGCAAACATATCGACCAGCAAAGGATGGGTTTTTAAGATGACACAAGATGAAATCATTGCGATTACAAGAAAACTTAGGATATGTGAATTAACTAGCAAACCAAAACAAGATATTCACTATTCATTAACCATTCACGAGATGCAAACCTTTGCCAAACTTGTAGCCGCCAAGGAAAGAGAAGCCTGTGCAAAGGTGTGTGAAGAAGAAGGGTTGCTGTGGAGACGGCGTTACGCCACCGCCATCCGAGCAAGGGGAGAAGCATGACACCACTGATTAAAGAAATGGTCAAAATGGTGTCTGTTGCTAACCTTGACCCAACGCAGATGCAATGGTTTGACGTAACTGGGTTGTTCAAAAATAATATTGATTGGAATCCAAAAAAACATTTATTACATCCTGCGCCATATAAAAACATGATGCTGTGCGGCAAGACAGAACAAGGCGACTTTATGTTGTCAGTTTTGACAGAGCGAACAGCCACCATTGTGACGGGTTGGATTATTAAACCAACAGGGTACAAAGTCCTTGGGTCTTTTTTGTTTGCTGAACACAATGGTGAGCCAAAGGTGGGCGAGGTAGATAAACCCATTGACCCCAAAGACCAATCAATGATGGTCAGTATTGTTGCCATGTTTTACGCATCGCTGGACATGAAAGTGCAAGCGTATGTGCCAACGGCAAAAGACACATTTACAAATCGTCGCAAAATTAAAGAAGGCAAGTTGCCGACATACGACTGGCACACGATTGAAATTGAACCGCCAAAGCAAAAGAACGAATATCAAGGCGGCACACACGCCACACCTCGCAGACACCAAGTCAGAGGATATTGGCGCACATACAAGTCAGGCAAGCGTGGTTGGGTTAAAGAGTGCTGGAAAGGTGATGCAGCTAAAGGAACTATATTTAAAGACTATGTTGTAGGAGAACAAGCATGACACAAGAAGCATTGAAGCTGGCGCAGGCGGATGATGGCTACCACTGCGTAATTTGCGGGCGGTTTTTACTAGCAGATGAGTATGGTGTCATCGTCCACGATGACATTGAACACCCACCTGAAATGACTTTTGATGATGAGGAGAAGCCACAATGAAACTTAAATCTCAATCAATGAATTTTGTAATGGAAACAATGATGGACGTTGCAGAAGAATGGGAAATTAGCAAATGGAAAAGCAAAGATGACATGATTAATCCTGATGCGCCCATGATTATTCAAGTAGGTGACTATGGTTATGAAGTTCAATCATGCGGTGGCGATGGTGACATTGAAGGCTTTGTCATCATGTGCAAGCCTGAGCCAGTTTGCGTTTGGGCTGGCATGGAATGTATTAAGTTGGAAGGCAAAGCATGACACAAGAAGCATTGAAGTATTTAAAAGCAATTACTGAGGCATTTGGCCCTTATGCTGGAATTGAGCTTGACCAAAAAGCATGGGCAAAGCTTCACTCCGCCATTAAAGAAGCCTTGGCACAGACGCAAGAGCCTGTTGGATTTGCTGGAGTAAAGATATGGATTGGAAATCAGCAAGTAGTGCGGCTTTTGACCCAAACAGAGCTTTATTATTCGATTGAACCTTGGTTGCTTGTTGAATTAAATGCAGAAATGTGCATAAAAGAACTAAAGGAAAAAAACACATGACAGCAAACGAACACTTTGACCGCATTTTTTCCAATGATTTAAACACCCAAATGAATCGCATCATGTTTGTTGCTGGCTATGAAGCGGCACTTAATGAAGCAATGGACAGAAGCAAAACTGGTACTTTTTCTGCTTATGGCTTGGCGCTGAATATGTATACTGAAAGCGTCAAAGAAGACTTGGAAAAAATCAGAGAAAAAAATGCGAAAGCGACAAATAATGAAAATTAAAAACGCCTTTGATTGGCGCGATGAGCCAAGCATTTACAGCACAGATAAAGACTTGCGAAATCATGTCATTGGTGTAAAGTCTACGCAAACCGCAAGGGAAAAATTGGTTGAAAACTTAGCCAAGAAAAAGTCCATTACGATTTACAGCACCGCAAGAGACCAAAAGGAGAAAAAATGATTGCAACCCTTTTTGCCATTTTTCTTGGTGGATTCATCACAATCGTTACCTTTATTTGCCTTGCTTATCTGCTTGCCCATCTGCAAGATTCTGACCGAGGTTAAGCCAAATTTTGCGCTTGGGTTTCTACCTCTGCTACACGCCTTGACCAGCCTTTGCCAAATGTGGCAAAAGTTGGCAGGGCTTGTAAGAATGCCAGCCGTTCTTCGCTGAATCGCTGAATGATTAAATCAGGCGCTACGGCTTCGCAAGCTGTCAGGGTCATGTTGCCTATCACCCCATCATCATCTACGCCCACAGCCCTTTGTAGTAGCTTTGCGGCACGTTTAACGCCGCTATTCACAGCGCAGTCAAACACGCACAAGTCAACGCCATGCGGTAATTTGTCGCCATACACTTTGTCCCAATACTTTGCCTTATAAAGCGGTGCAACCATTTCGGGTGTTAAGGCTCGCATCTCAGCTTCACCTACTGGATGACCTACCCATTCTTCCCAAACTCTTTTTGTAACGCCCAAGTTGGTCATGCCGCCGGGGTCTTTCGGGTGGTTTACATAACCCCCCTCATGCTTGAGCAGGGCTTTCAATGCGTCATCAAAGTTGGTCATCATTTCATCATCCCTTTCATAGTGTCGGTCTTGTCTTTGCTTGATTTGCTTGAGCCAAAAAAGAAACTAATTATTGTTGCCACCGCTGTACCCAACAAGAAGCCCAAAATAATGTCGGCAAAATGGGTGTTGTCTTCGGGGATTGGCAGGAAAGTAACTGCCGCAAAGTATGAGCATGATGCAACCGCCCAAAACCAAGCAAACCAATAAATGAAATGCTTGCTAAAAACATCGTCTTGGGTTAGCGCAACTTCTTGCAGATGTCTTGCAGAAGCGCGGTCAGCGTTTTCTAATTCAAATTGCTTGAGGTCAATTTCAGCCAGCTTCATAGCGGCTTCGGGGTCGCCAGCAATGGCTTTGGCTACGCTTTCTACGCTGTCAGCAACGCCAAATTTGTCGGCAATAGCTTTGACTGCTACACCGCCCAACGGACCAGCAACAACAGTTGCAAGGCTTGGTGCTACGCTTTTAAGTAGGTTTACAAGATTGTCCATCATCGCTTTTTCTCCTGCTTGGGTTAGTGGCTTACATTTTTTGTTTTGTCTATTTCCATGTCCACGCAAATTGCTTCCACCTTTGCGCCTTGACTTCTAAATTCTTTCAGCTTTTCGTCAATTTCTTGCAAGCACTTTTGTTCGTTTAATGTGTAATTTTTAGCTTGGAAAAACCCACAGTTTGCCTCTATGCAAAAATAAAAGACAGCAATGTAAATTATCATTTAATTACTTTCCTTTTTTTCTTTTGCATGGTTAATCATGCGTTGCATTACTTCTTGCTGTCGTTTGGTTTCTTGCTTAGCTTCCAGTATGTCCAAATACATTGACCCCATTATCGGCAAAAGTATGGCAAACACAACCACCATGCTGATGAATGCAATTATGAACCCCATTTCGCTATCCTCATTTGTCTGATTGCTAGGAACAGGAGGTGGAGGTATGTAATAACTATCATCACCGCGCCGATTATTAGCGCCTTGTCTTGGAGGTTGCTTAACATTTTTCTGCGTTGCCATGCCGCTTGCCTCGCTTTTGCTTCAGCCTCTAGCCGTTCCTTTTCTGCCGCTTCGCGTAGCCTTGCAAATTCTTCTTCGTATCGTGTCCATACAGCACCAAGCGCAGGGTCAACGTGATAGATAAGGAACTCGCGTAACTCAACAGCTTGGCGTTCTAATTCTATTTGATTGAACACATTTTCCAATGCCTGCGCCTGCATGGATTTGTTCTTGGGTGGGTTGCGCTTTTGTTCTTCGGCTTCTTTTTTGACTTCTTCGTGCGCCTCAAAGAATTGTCCTATGTAGCCCGAAATCTCTTTGGTGATTTTGTGGACTTCACCGCCAGTTTGTTTTATGTCTTTGTAAAGTGCTACCCCTTGCTTGATTGCCGCAATAGCGGTTAATGCAAGGGTGAATGGGTCAATTTTTTACACCTTTTTGTTAAGATAAAACCAAGCGCCGCCAATAATAAGAATGAGAAAACCTTTGGTGACCCAACTTACAAAAGTCTTGAACGCTGTTTGCTTGGCATCGCGCCATGACTCAAGCAAGCCACGCAGTTCCTTAACATCTGTGCCTGCCTCGTCATCATGCAAGCCAATGTCTGCCAATGCTCTTTTTGCGCCCCACTCTGCCGCCTCGCGCAACATATCTTTCAGTTCTTCATCTGTAATATTGCGGACAGCTTTAATGGGTGAAGTCATTTTGTTACCTAAAGAATTTGCCGACCATCCAACAAACTACGCTGTATCTTTCGCCCTCTAGCACATCTTCTACGCCGTGCATGATGAACGATGGAAACACAAGCACAGTTCCTTTGCTTTGTGGTGGGTAGTATTTGTCTTGACCATTTTGCAAGAAGAACTTTCCACCCACAAAATTATCGTTGAGAAAAGCTAATACAGTCAACTTGCGACACTCATCGCCGTGCTGGATAAAGGTGTCTACATGGGCTTGGTAACGACCGCCAGCAGGGTAAGCAAGAAACTCAGCTTGATTAGCGTGGGTAATGTCAAACTTCCAAGCCGCATGGTTAGCCGCCAAGCCTGCCGCCGCAAGTCTGCCGCCAATGTCCTTATATGTTGGCAACATTACGCGCTTAACATTTCTTATTTCTAAGTTAACTATTCCAGCATCGCCACCAATAAAAGGTTGCTCTTTGGGTATCTCATCCTTGGTGTAAAGCCTGATTAACGAATCACACGCTTCGCTTGTCAAAATGTCGGTGTAAATCCAATGGCGCAATTCTTCAGGCGCTGGCAAATTAAGCGCGGGTCGTTTGTCAAACTTCCATTCAGCGTGTTTGCCATCAGCATCTACATAATGCAAAAATACTTGCGCTTGCCATTTGCCTTCTGTGTATGGTTCACGCCAATGGTGCTTTTCCATGCCTCTGTACAGCACAGCATCGCCCACTTCCATGTCTATGCGACTTGCGTTCTGTTTGCCCTCATCGCCCATGTATATGCCCCACACATCGCCCTCAAAACCAAGGGTAATAGTGGCGCTAATCTCGCAACTTTCGCGGTCTGTATGGATGGTTAAAACCTCGTCAGGCGCATATAGCCGTGCGTATGAATAAGTTGGGTATAGGCGTTTGCCTGATGCCCTTTCAAAATGCGGCAAAAGGTCAACCAGCAATTTATCAAAAGCCATTGCGCCATGTATGGCTTCAGACTTTGGGCATTGTTCATCTTGAGTTGTTTTTTGTTTAGCAACAAGACGCTTTAACTCTGCGGTTAACTCAGCGCATGATTCTTTTGCGAGAAAATTTTTTATATGCACATATTTCTGTATGGCAAATTGGCTGAGTTGGTCGCACATAAATCATCCTTCTGTAATGTCTTGTAATTTAATTGTATTGTCTGTTGGGTCAAACCAGTACACATCAAATAGAACTTGGTTTGGGTCTAAGTCTGTCGGGAAATCTACCCATTGCAATTCTTCAGCAACAGGAAAAATCTTTTCATCTTCAATTACTTGCGCTACGCGATACCCAGTTTTCCTTGGTTCGATTGTTGAAATAAGTGCCTTCATCAATAAAACTCCTCGATGATTACAACGCCTTGTGCGCCAGCGCCTCCGGGCGCGTTAACTGCTCCTATGCTGCTGTATGAAGCACCACCACCACCACCGCCGCCATAATTTTGACCAGCTTGCCCCGGTTTTATTGGTCCAGCACCAGTCATAAAAACGCTGACTGCACCGCCGCCTAATACTGAGCCGCCTCCTTGTGCGCCAAATGCTCTTTGAGTTGTTATTGACATTCCCCAACCTCCACCGCTTCCACCAATATTTGATTGACCACCACTTCCAATTCCACCAGCGCCTCCAGCGTTACCCGAACCTGTTGCAGATGCACCTCCAGCAGTTCCACCCGTAGCTGATATTACTGTTGCTGGCGCGACTCCAAAAGAAGATGTTGCGCCTGCGCCTCCTACTGTATATGGTTGTGGACCGGGCAACGATGGTGCTGGATAAAGCCTGATTGAAGCACCGCCGCCGCCGCCGCCTCCTGCGCCACTTGATGCCTGAGCAGGTGTTGGTCCAGCAGTTGCCGTACCTCCGCCGCCGCCGCCGCCAACAACAGTAACTTTTAATCCTTTTAATGTTGGTGGTTTTGTCCAAGTACCGGGCGATGTTGCAACTGTGTAAGTTTGTAAAGCCCCGCCTGAACCAGCCGCAGAAACCCAAGCTGTTCCACTCCAAGTAACAACTTCGCCTGCGGATGCGCCAGCCAAAGCAGTCATTGCCGCCGTACCAGCACCGACAAGAATGTTTCCTGATGCCACAGATGCAACGCCTGTGCCGCCGTTAGCAACTGGCGTTTGGTTGTATAAACCAGTCGCCGCATTAAGCTGTCCACTTGTGTTTACAAGATTTGCTAATTGTGAAAGATTGAATGCCTGTGTCATGCCGCCCCCGTGCCGTTGTAAGTTTGTTGAACAAGAACTGTTGTGTTGTTGTTTGGTGTTGGTACAAGCGTGTATGAGCCTGTTGCCGTTGTGTAATCTACATTATGGTCATAGTAGCAACCATTGCCTGACAATTCAAAATAAAGCGGGTCATAAGAGTATGAGTAAACCGATTGACCATTAATTGTGAATGTTGATACTGCCGCTGGCAAGCCGTTTGGAACACCTTGATTGTTTGGCGCAAACTGAATCACAGTAAAATTGCCTGTTACTGAACTTGGAAAATTGCTAATTGTGTTGCCGACCAAATCGTAATCTTGGTCGTTCACAATCGTTCCATTTAAGTACAACAATTCTGAACCTGAAATAAGTTGGTAAGTTGTTGGCGTGTAGGATGATGCCGCAGACAATGAAGCTGTGTATCTACTAAACGATGGGTATGTTGAGCCAAGCGCACGATACCGATAAATAGATGCGCCTGGCGTAGCCGTAAATGCCGCTGTAAATACAATCTGTTGCGTTGTGTAGTTAATGCTGGAAACTGTGTATTGCGTAGGCGAGCCTGTATTTGCAAAAGTTAACAAATCACCAGCGTTAATAATTTGATGCGGCAAGTTTGTATAAGTAAGAGTTGTTGTGCCTGTTCCGCTTGAGTACAGCAAACCTAAACTTTCATAGGTTGCTGATGTTGCGGTGCTTCTAAACGAAACGCAAGCTACATAATCACCTAAAGCGCAAGCGGTGTTCATTGTGAATGTTGTGCTTGTCTCTGTGTATTCAGTCGTATCCAGCAAGATGCCGTTGCGGTAAATTAAATCTTGACCAGTAATGTAGCCAGCCTGTCTTGCTGTTGGCGTGAATACAGTTTGTCCAGCCGTGGCAGTAAAGTCTTCTGATGTGTAGTAAAAGCCATCAGGCGGTATAAGCCCAACCACTCGCCCATAAATATCAATGGTTAATGTTGAGCCTGACCCTGTGTAAGTAGGCGCACCACCAAAATCTAAGAATGGCGCAAGAGAGCCGACAAGCGTTCCATCAGGATTGTTTGATATGGCAATCTGCGATGTGCCAACTGTTGTTGTTCCTGTGCGAGTAAGCTGACCAGTACGAATATCCAAATCAATGAAGTTTGTCCCATCAGGCAAAGCAGACCAAATTGAATTGTCAAAAGTGCTTGCTGGAACATACGCCGCTGTTGATGCCGCATATTGCGCTGGCGCTGTGCCAAAACTAAATCGTCTACCTGTGCGATTAATAAAGCAAAGTTTGTTAACTGAGCCAAAAGTAGGTTGTGCTAAATACCATGTGTAATCCGCTGGATTACTGCTGTATGTGCTTGATGCAGAGTTGTATAGCCCATAATAATTTTTGCCAATAGGTGAACTTGAAATGTTTGTGCCAACTAAATCATCGCCATACGCAACAATTAAATATTGTTCGCCATAGGTAAAAGTTGTTGGTCGCCATTGGAATACAATAGACGCAGAACTAAACACACTTGAGCCAATGCCATTGACCATGCGTGTGAAGAAATACCAATTGCCAGCGGCAATATCTGTCAGCGTTACAGTCAATGCGGTAGACGGCAAATAAGGCGTTCCATCAGACTGCAAAGCACTTGTTCCAGCATAAAGCCTTTGCGCCGTTGTAGGGCTTGCATAAGCAGAATACCAAATTTCCACATAGTCAACAATGCCAGCGGTTGAAGTTGTGAAGTTAAGCGTAAAAGATGGCGTACCAGCATTTGGTGATTGACTTGCTACTGATGGCGCAGAGATTGTTCCAAAAGTATTTGGGCTTGGTAAACCAGTATTTGGCGATGGCGTATATTGAGTTATGTTTTTGTCATCGTATATGGCTGAGTTATATTCTTGTAGCGAAAGGCTTGCGGTAATGCTTCCATCATCGTTAAAGTTTTCCACAACTTTGCTGATTCGAAATAACTTAGCTGTCCAACCATAGTTTGTATTTGTTAAGCTGACAATATCGCCAGCCTCTAATTGCAGTCCTACATAACCAATGATTAATTGCAGGTTTAAATCTTCACGGCAAGATTCAAGAAAGCGAGTCGCAAGATATTGCGCCCGAACATTGTTGTTAACCAAAGGCAAGCTAATTGATTGCTTGTTAACTGGTTCATTAGGGTAAAGCAAAGACGGATTAACAACCGCCAAGTTGTATGTGGATGTATTAAAGCTATCTTGTGCGGTGCTGTCAGGAAATTTAACCTCGGCAATATTGAAAGATGAAGAAATATCCAATGGGCTTACATTTATTGGACCAATGATGTTGCTGTCATCTAATGCCATAGCAACTGTATAGGTCGGGCTTTGTACTATTACGCCCCATGTGCTTGTGATTTCGTTGTAGCGCAATAAACAATCACAGCTTGTTGCCATGTATTGCAAATTGGTCATGATTGGTTGGTCGGTTTCCAATGCGCCATCAAATCTAAATCTTGGCTGGGTAAAAGAATTGCCTAAATAATCTGTATATGTAAAAGAACCAGCGCAGTAAGCATTAAGCGCGGTCAGGCTTGCGCTGTTAATGTTTGCCGTAGGAATTGCCGCACCATAGCGAGTTGAAAAAAGATAATCGCTAAAGCAATCACCCGGTGCGCTTCTGCTGTTTGTTATTTGGAATTTTGTTTGTTGTATCCCAACAAGATTTGCCGCCGCTGAATATTTAATTTTAATAATTGCAAACGCGCAATTAGTCATTTGTTTAGTTGTATCCCATTGATACACTAAATTTGTATTGCCCATTACTTGTGGGCTATACGCATAAAAACTGCTGTTTGTTGGGTTAGTTGAGCCGTTTCTGTAAAGATAAAAAGAAAGCAAACCAGCAACTGAAGTATCGTATAAGCCAGTTGATTCATCTAGCAATGAAGCAACATCGTAGCCATTACCAGCAAATATAACTCTTTTGCCGCCCCAATAAATGTTGCCAAATGTTATGGTATCAGGCGCACCGCCGTTTTCTGTGTTTGTCACTTCAGACAATGCCAAACAATAGTAAAGCGTTTGGTTGTCGCTTGTTATGGATAGGTCAGTAATGATGCCGCCGACATAAGCAGAGCCATACACCACAGGAATTTTGTTGTCGCCTGCTGGCGGTATTTGCAAACGATTGCCCGGATTTTCTTGGTCGCCTAAAGTTGAGTTATACGCGCCGCCTTTATCTGCGCCATATGATTTTGCAATAATCGCAGACGCAACCATATTAACGGCAAAAGCCGTTACATAAAATGCAGTTGTACCAGCTACAAAAAATTGGGCGGCAACTATTGTTCCGGGCATGATTATTTAATCCAAGTTTCCTCTAGCTTTTCAAAGCCGAACTTTTCATACGACAAGTCGGGGCTGTTTATCATTTTACTGATTGAGAAAAATTGGATGCGGTTTTCTTGCTTCCATTCTTCACATTGCTGGATGTAGCCATGCAGTAAGCGATGAGCCAACTTGCCGCCTCTGTGCGCTTCATCTAGCCAAAAGGCAATCTCGCTGACTTGGGTAACTTCAGGATTCCAAATGTTTGGATGCTGTGCGGCAATCACCATGCCAACTGCCTCGTCATCTTTTTCAGCAAGCAAGATAAATCCAGCGCCAGCCAATATGTTGCCAATTAGTTTGTCTATGTGTTCGCGGTTGTTTGCGTCTTGCAAAAATTTTGTTGGCGCTTTTTCTCGGTAGCTTTTTAGCATCCGCACAATTGCCTCAAGGTCAAATTTGTTAGCTTGTCTTATCATGTAGTCCATCCTATTTTGTCTTGCCAAAAGCGTAGTTAATTGTTTGGATAAAGTTTACCCTGTTCATACTTGTGTCAGCGGGGTTGTAAGTCTGCCAAGAATTATTGTTTGTGTATCGCCCTGCTGTTCTGTTTTGCAAAATTAACTGAATACTGGATGCGCTTATGGTAATAACCCCAACATAAGCCCTTATGTCTTCGCTGAATTGCTCGCTGATACTGAAGCTGTTAACAAAGCCATTAAAGAATTGATACAAGCCGCCTGTGCCGCCAGTTGTTATTAGGTCGCCATTGGCATCAAAAAAGCCGTGCCACATTTCAATCTCTGAGCCTTTAAGTCCAGCACCCAAAACAATGGAAAGGTTTGCCGTATCAACACCAACAAGCGTGACTGTTGTTTCGTTTGCCGTGCTTTTAATGTCGCGCTGTGCAGAGCCAACACTAACAAGTTGACTTAACCCTGTAAATGGGCTTGCGTCTACTGCTGGAATTGTCAGCGCCGTTGGCGTTGTAGCAAACCGATAAGTTGCCGATGCCGTAGTCAGCCGCACAAAGTCGGCATACCGAATCACATTTGTCCCAACAACAGGAGTGATTACATTCACAGCACAACCTCGTATGCATTAAACGCACCATCCCAAGCAATGAAACTGTCATTGGTCATTGGCACAAGCGTATAAGTTGGATATTCCCGCAAAATAACAGGGAAAGTTATCCCTGTATAGGTTGACCCACCCAAGCTAGTTGTCGTGCCGTATTGACCGATTACGGCAGGCAGTTGGCTAGATACTGTTGTCATGATTGTTCGGTGAACTGGGATGGTCACAGTCGGGCTTCCACCACGCTGAACGCTTGCCGTGGCAATGTACGAATAGCGGTCAATCTGTATAAAGTCACCAGCCTTAACAATGTACAAGGATGAACTGATGCTAGGCAATGTTCCAAGAATAATGTTCTTGCCTGTTGTGCCGACTTCAATAGTTGTTGCGTTGGCTTGAACGCCACTCATGTCGCCTTGATAGGCAATGTAGTTAACCCATCCAGTTGTGCCAAAGTTAATGTATTGCTCGCTGATGCGGTCAGCCGTGCGGAGTGTAGACAATACGCCGCGATTGGTGCTGTACTGCAAATAGTTCATCGGCTTAATGGTGAACTGAAATGGTTGCACAGTCAAAATTTCCGATGTGCTGATACGCATATTGCGCGAAAGCATTTGACCAGCAAACTTGTGGTCATTTATTGATACGCTTTCGGCAATGGCTAGGATTGATTGCAGGCTCATGGGTTACCTCGTCACAGGCACAGAACGATTGGCAGATTGGTATGCGCCCCATACCGCTTGTTTGTTTCTTGCCAAAAATTGTGTGCCGCTTTGTGTGTCTATGGCGTTCATGCTTGCAATGTATGGTCCATTGTAGTTAATGGTTTGACCGCCACCCATTGCACTTGCAAGTTGATTGTTTGGAATGATTGTGCCAGCGGTGCGAGGAACAAACAATTCGGGTCCACGTTCACCAACAAGTGAAGCCTTGCCCACAGGAGGGTCGCCGCCATCAGCATAAGCGCCGCCTGTACCTAGTCCAACAGGCGTTGCCAACGATACGCTTGGTGTTCCACCGCCCATTGCGCCGTATACGCCTTTAAACATATTCATCATTGCGGCTCTTGCTTGAATCAATATCATGTCTTGAATCAGGCTTTGCGTAAAATCTTTAAAGTTAAATTTGCCATTGCGGACAAAGTTTGACAAAGCCGCATCCATGCTACCCATCAAAGCATTAAACGATTGTTTGCCAATTTCTACTTGACTAGGCATATTGCGAATGAACTCATCAAAGCCTTTGCCAAAACCTTTTTGTTGTGAGCCTTCAACTTCTGACCGAGTTAAATCTAGAACTTCCCGCGCTTGTTGAATTGACTTATCGCGTAAAGCTTCCTCGCGTTGCATAAATTCAATTTTTTTCTCGCGTGTTAAATTTTCTTGTTGTTCTATTTCATAAATGCGGTCAGCGTATTTGTTGCGTATGTTCAAAATTTGTTCTGCGTAATCTATCTCGTAAGAACGCAAATGCAAATTATCTTTTTGCAACAATGCCATTTCTCTGTCGCGGTCTAATTGTTGGTTAGACAATCGGAAGTATTCGCTTTGTGATTGCGCGGCTTTTGCTTGTTCTTCTACATACTTTGCCCACTCATCGGCAGATTCTTTTATGGCTCGCTGTTCTTCCTCATAGCCTTGCGCTGTTAAGTCAAGTCTGCGTTTAAGTAATGCTTCTGCTTCTGCCTCTTGTTTTTTGCGTTCAGCTTCTGCTTTTGCTTTTAGTGCCTCTGCTTTGGTGTCAACGCCGAGAACTGTTTGGCGCACAATTTCATCGCCAGCTTTTGGTCTGCCGCCTTTAGGGTAAACATCTGTGCGAATACCGCGCCTGCCGCCAGCTAAATCGCTATCAAATTGTTCTTGTGCTTTTCTTTGATTTTCCAAAAACCTGACATATTCTTCATTCAATTTTTTTACTTCTGCATAACCAGCGGCAGACTCGCCATAGGTTTGCATGATTAAAGAAGTGCCAGCAATCTTTTCAAAGCCTTTGCCTAAAGCCTCTATTGCTTGTCCTGCGCTGAATGCGTTGCTTGCAATAGAGTTAAACAGCTTGTTCAGCATTGTTAACTTAGGGAATGCTTCTGCTGACATTTGATTATTGATTGCACTCAGGCTTGGACCAAGTGCTTCAACAAAAGCTAACTGCAATTTGCGAATTATTTTTTCAAAATTATCCCAAGTTTTTGCACCTTCTTTTACAGCCTCCACTTGTTCTCTTGTGGTCTTGCTTGTGTTTTGCATTTGCTGTGCAAATGTATCTAGCGCAACACCCTTTGCGGCTTTAGAGAATAAATCCATTCCCCTTGCGCCTCGCGTTACTTGGTCTTCAATACCCTCTAAGCCTTTTAATGCTTTGCCCAACAATTCTTCTTGCGATAGTCTGCCAATATCTTTAAAAGAAATGCCAACAGAACTTAACGCTTTTTGCGCCTCAAAAGAACCGCTTGCCGCTGTATCAATAAATTTTGTAAATGCCGACAGCATCACGCCAGCTTTATCTGCCGAGCCGCCGCTTGCGTCTAATGCTGACCGCAGTTTAATTACAGTATCAATGGCAACATCATTTGCTTGCGCTACATCTTGTATGTCATCGGCAAACTTAATTGCCGCCACGGACATTGCCGTTAAAGCAGTCGCGCCAATCTTGCCGTACTGAATTGCGCCTTCTGCAAATTGCTTTAAATTCTTTTCGGCTTTGTTTATGCCCGACACAAATTCAGCGGCATCAAGTCCGAGAACTACACCAAGCCGCCCAAGCATATTAGCCATTTTTTACCCCAAATCGGTCTGCGGAAAATCCCGGCGCTTGACTCATGAACGCAAGCAGTTGGTCGTTAGCTTGCTGTTTAAGTTGTTCTTCAGTCAATGGCGGGTAGATGTAATCATACGCATTACCAAGAATGTTGGCTAGTTTATAAGCTGGCGAACCTGATGCCCTCATGTAGTTAAACACGCCATTGGTCAGGCTTCCAAGCGTGTTAAGCAAGCCGTAATTTCCAATCAGTCCGTCAGCGTACATGGTCTGCAAATTCCCCATTGTTATGTCATCCAACTCCGCTATCGTGTCATGTGTATGCCCATTGAAAATCATCGCGGTGATGACTTGCGTTTTCAATGAGCCAATTAGTTTCCCCTTGCTTCCTTGTATGTTGGGCTGATTGCTTCAACAATCTTTTCAATCATTTGGCTTTGCACCGACATGGGAAACTCTGCTTCAATTTCCTCATATGTTAAGTCGGCTAAAGAGTGGTCAGGCACTTCGGGGATTAACAGTTTAAAAAACTCAGTAATTTTTATTTGCGTTTGCACTTTAGTCTTTGCAGACTCACGCAATGAACGCCCTTCAACAATCACATCATCATCAGTAAAAACAAAAACGCTTTCATTTGCAGGATTGTCTTTAAACGCCATCAATGGGTCGGTGATGGTCTTGTATTCTTTTTCTATGGCTTCGGTACTTGGTTCTTGGATGCGCTTGTAAATCTCGTCTGACTCATGCACATAAGGCACACGCACCCGAAAGGTGTGACCACCTAATTCAAATTTGCGGGTAAATATTTTTTCTTTGTTTTCTTCGTACTTCTTGCCAAAGGCATCTGCAAATCGTGTCATGTCATGTCCTCTTAAATTCTTGTATTCTTCTTGCCAAAATTTGCCCAAGTCTGTTAACAGTTTCTTGTGCGTTACTTTCTAAAGCTGGTCTAAGATATGGGTGTGGTGGATTCTTTGCCGAGCCAAACTCTTGTGACATAGCGCGAGCATCGCTTTTAATTCCCTTAAATGCTTGCGCTTGTTCTGCGGTTGCACCCATTTTTATAAGACGCTTTCTTGCCCTTAACAAACCTTTGCCTTGGCTCATTGCGGCTAATTTTTTGCCTGATGCAGTTGTAACAGCGGCAATCACAGTATCCGTTTGCGTTATGTATTTGCTTCGTCTGTCGCGTTTGGTTGGTCGCCGTGCTTCCACCAGTAAAGACAAACGCAAGCCGCCAGTATCTTCAGGTGCTCGCCTTTGTGCATCTGATAAAACAGGCTTTAACGCCTCGCGTACAGCAGGCACAAGCACTTTGCTGGTTGCTTTTTTGTCGCCAATTTCTGTCGCTAATTGGTCAAAAGCTAGTGCAACATCGCCAACGCCTTCAAGTTTAATGGTGACACCCATTCAAACTCTCCAAGAGCCGGGCTTTACTAAGCGATGGAATAGCAATTCGTTAAGTTCTTTTGCGTATTCCACCACTTGTTCGGGTGTCATGGTGTCAGCGTGTCGTGCCGCTATTTCATGCGCCAAGCTGACTGCTGTCATCTTCTGTTGGGTAAAGCCAAACCAATCTTTGCGGTGTTCTGATTGGCTTACCAAGAACCCTAGCAAATCATTTGTGTTTTGTATTGTCGTATCTGTCATTTTTATTCTGTCGGTTGCTCTATGATTTGCGCCACAGGATTGTATTTTGCAAGAATTGTTAAGCAAACAAATTCTGTTGTATCAGGCTTTGCCTTGGCAAGAGCCGTTGCTACTTCGCTGGCTTTTACCTCTAAACCCTTGGCAACAGTATCCAAGGATTGAAAGGTAGTCGCCAACACTTCAACAGCGTCAGCGACTTTCATTAGGAGTTACTCCAGCCGTATTGGTTGCCGCGAGGATGAATGGTGAACACACACTTGGCTTCCGCACCGGGTTGTGCGTCAATCTGAAACTGACCCACGCGACCATTAAAAGCATAAGCCACAGTATTCGTTCCATCATAAGCCGCCACCACATAAGTGCGGTCTACCAAGCCCGAATAAGCGTCAGCGCGAATTAACAACAAGCCAGCATCCGATGGATTCCATGCCGCTGTAATGGTCATGGATGTGGGTGCTGATTGAGTTGGAATCTTGTCGCTTTGGCGTGAGCCTGCAACCATAAAGTTAGCCACGGCATCATCTTGACCAAATGCGGGGACTGCTTCCACATTCAATGCTGTGCCTGATGCGCCTGTGCCGCCAGCGGTAGTGCCAACCAGCGTTGCAACTTGCGCTGTCCAAACAGCTAAGTTTGCGGTTGTAAAAGGGGATGCGCTTGTTTGCATCCACATTGAGGCGGTAAAGCCGGGTAAGACTTTTGAGGGTAATGCCATTTTTGATTCTCCTGATTAAGCTGTGTTTGTCCAACCATACTGATTGCCGCGAGGGTGCAAAGTAAAAATTGCTTTCGCTTCTGCGCCGGGTTGGGAATCAATTTGGAACTGTCCTACGCGAGCATTAAAAGCGTAATTGACTGTGCCTGTGCCATCGGTAGCTTGAACAACATAAGTGCGGTCAACAAGCCCTGAGTAGGCATCGCCACGCACCAGCAACAATACTGAGTCACTTGGATTCCAAGCCACAGTAATCGTCATTGAGGTAGGTGCGCTTTGTGTGGGGATTTTGTCCGATTGACGCGAGCCAGCCACCATGAAATTGGCGACTGCATCATCTTGCCCAAAAGCGGGTACGGCTTCCACTTGCAACAAGTTGCCGCTGATAGTAAGCGGAGAAACGCTTGCAATCAACGATAGCTGTGCGGTAGTCAATGGTGTGGGTGTTGCGCTTGGTTGCACATACAGCGAGGCGGTAAAGCCGGGTAAAACTTTCGTTGGTAAAGGCATATCGTTTCCTTCCGTTTGATTGCTGAACTTGTCTTATGTTGGAATGTCCAAGGTGCAGTCTAGGAAAACCTCACCCAGTTTGTCTTCGTTGTTGTAGCTGTTGTAAAGCCAAGTCACATCTGCTTTGGCAATCCAAAAGCCATTTGTCACACCGCCAAACAAACCACTATATCCATGCAAGGATTGTAGTATTTGATTGGAAATGGTGAAACCATCTTCTATGACTTGCGTAAAAATACTGATTTGAAAAGTTGGGCGGTCAATACTTTTATTTGATTGAGTTTGTCCAGTAAAAACTTCTTGGTGAACATTTCTTAACATCCAAGTTATGAACTTTGGCTCAATAGCAAAGTTGCGGTTAAAAGTGGCATAGACAGGCACAGGCGTGACTATGCTTGCAAGCTGATATTGAATTGCTTTAGCGTATTGAACTGGGTTTTGTTGTGTAGCCATTACACCGCCGTCACAGGGTCATTTCGTACACACATCATTGTGGCGCTTTGTCTATCGTCTGCTTCGCGCACATTGTCAATTCGCCAATCGAAGCCTCGCCAAGTAACTGAATAAGCGTTTTGATTGTCAATAATTAATTTTATGTTTGGCGTGTAGTTAAGCGTCATTTGCACAATGTCGCTATACACACGATATTTGTCAGCTATTCGCACATTGTTTGCAACTGAATGCACAAGTGCGCGAGTGCCAAACCATAATGTTTGCGTTGTGCTTTGTTCTCCAAAATCACTTTTGCCAAAAGTCAAAGTGTTAACGGAAATGTTTTCGTAACGCTTTACCATTTACATCACCAATGGTTTGTAAGGTCGTAGCAATGTGGAAACACCAAAAGGAATTTCTGATTTTGCGCCTACTGTATCTCCGACAGTTGAACGATTGTTGTAGAGGTGCGTAAACAATAATAAGCCAGCTTGCTTGACTACTGGATACAGCGCAATCGGGTTTACAGGACTCACATACTCACACGACACAGGGCTGGTCATGTTGCTGTTTAAATCGCTTGGAAGGGTCTGTAAGACCACTTTATTGCCTGAGTTGTCGTAGTAGTATGTCGAGGCAGAAACAGTCGTTAAAACAGGCGGTGTTTCATCATTGAAATACTTAACATTTGTTATGGTTACGCCGCTTGCTGGTGTGGAATTGTTTTGCGAGACTTCAGGCAAATCTAAAGACAAAGGCGTTCCATACAAGCTGGCGCTGTTGTAATAGACCCGATAGCTTGTGGCAAAAATACTCATGCCCAAATAATCTTCAATGGCTTGGCGTGTTGCCAATTCCAAACTGCTCAGATAAGTATCTTGGCTGGTGTCATCAAACAAGTTAAGTTGTTGGCGAATCTCGGCAAGCGTTAACCATGCGGTTGTGTTGTCTCGCGCAATCTGCTCAAACTTTTCATAGTTGAACGGATTGCGTGTTGGCGCACCGATGTTTAAATAACCAAGTTGGTCAACAGACATGGTTAGACACCAACCAAGCGAATGCCAGCAAAGGGGTCACGCACAGTAGAAGCCAAACGCTTCTCTGCGTACAGGGTTATGAAGCCGGGCGTAGTTTGTTCAAACGCTTGCACGTTCATTTCTTCCACATCAGCAATGGTCACAAAGTTTGTCCAGTTTGCCAAGTAGATGTTGAAATTACCCGCGCCTGTGGTTTCCATGTATGGGTTAGGAATTACAGGAAATCCAAAGATATGCACAACTGCGCCGCCATCGCCATCGCCAGTTTCAGCAAATTGCTTAATTGCCGTTCCACCGCCTAAATTGCGTAGTTCGTGAATTGTTTGTGGGTGCATCATCCAAGCTGTACCGGGCAAATTCCAGTATTGAGCAGGAAACAAACGCGCCATATCGGTAATGTCTGAATAAGATACAGCCGCCGCCGCTTGCGTAAATGTTGCAATGCTATGAATGCCGTTTGTGATTGCTGTGCCGCTTGTGCCAAAAGCAGAAGCCGCCGCGCTGGTGTACATATTCAGACCACGCAAGCCATCTACACCGCCAGTTGTGGTGGTTGTTGAGCCTGCTTGGTCATCATTGATAATCATTGAATTGGCTTCTTGTGCGCCAAATTCTTGGAATAAATCCTGAACCAAAGTTTCATCCAAATAATTTACATCAGATAAAACGGCAGAACGGATTGGAAGTTGCGCTGTAATCACGCGAGTGGGCAACTGCCAAATGCTTGTGCTTGTGTTGGGTGTTCCGCTATCAGGCGTGAACGTGTAACCCCAAGGGTTTGCTTGTGTGGTTGCGTTACCAGTTTTTGCAACAAATTGCACCGCGCTTTGACCGCTACGCACAACTTGTCTTGCAACTTGACGCAAAGGGTTAGCAAAACGCAAAGCGGCAAACGCATCATCAAATAATGTGCGACCACCAACATTGTTTCCTGACCCTGTAATAGCAGACGCTTCACGCAAGTCAATCTTGACCTTATCGCCTGTCTCAATCGTTTGCTTAATACCAGTAAGGATTCGTTCGGTGATGCTCATTTTATTTTCCAAAAAAGGTTGCTGAAAAAAGGGTGGAGGTTTTTAGCCCCCACCCAAGGGCAACGATTAGGTCGCTGTACCAGTAGAACGATAACGAACACCAGCGTTGGGGTCACGAACCGATGTAGCCAAACGCTTCTCGCCGTAGAAGGTGATAAAGCCGGGTGCTGTTTGGTCATAGCGGCGCATGACCATGTTCAAGCGGTCAACGATTGTGTGGAAACGTGACCAGTCAGCAAAGTACATTGGATACAAGCTGTTAGTGCCAGCAGAACCAGTTGTAGCTTGTGATGGGTTATCCAAGTACTTGTTCATTACCACATCAAAGCCCAACATCTGACCGATGATGCCATCAGGGTTCAAAGATTCAACAGAGTTGAAAATTGGTCGACCATTGGTATCTTGCAAACCACGAATGGCTTGGGCAAGAATTGGGTTGACCATGAACTTGGCATTTGAAGTCCAGTATTGTTGTGGCAACGCATACATGGTGTTAATAACGTCTTTGTACTGAATAGCGTTTGCGCCAACAGTATTCACGTTTGAAGTCAACTGGTCATAGGTCGCCAAGCTGTGCAAGCCAGTTGTCGAACCAGTACCACTTGTACCAAATGCGGCTGTTGAAGAAGTGCCACCAGCGTAGGTGCTATTAGCGCCAGCGTATTGGTCAAGACCACGCAAGCCGTTTGTACCGCCGTAGGGGTTAGTGCCTGATTGTGCGGCTTGGTCATTGTTTTGAATCATTGATAGGGCTTCGCTTTGTGCGAATTCTGCCAACATATCATCAACGACATTACCTTCCAAACCATCAATGTCATCCAATGCGGCTGTACGAATGGGGAACTGTACGTTCAAGTCTTGCAAAACTAATTGCCAAATTGAAGTGTCTTCAGTTGTTGTCGCGCCGTTGTTTTGGATGGTGTATCCCCAAGCCGCGCCAGCGTTACCTGTCTTGACTCGGAATTGATATGAAGAACCATCGGTTGCAACTGTGCGAGAAACGCCACGCATGGGGTTAGCCAAACGCAGAGCAACAAACACAGGGTCATAGCCTGTACGACCACCTTGGTTGTTACCGCCAGCGGTCAACGCAGAGGCTTCTTGCAAGTAAGCGTCATATTGACTCTCATCTGCAAACATAACCAATTCTTTTTCAACATTGCGACCACCTTTGTAGTAGGAGGCAATTTGCTCACGCACAGCGCGATTCACATCACCACGCACAGTTTTGTGGGGTGCGCGAATGATTGCTGGCGCTTGCACAGTTGCCAACTTAGCTTCAAAAGCGGACAGCTTTTCGGCTACTTCAGCTTGCACAGCGGCAATGGCTTCGGGGATTTTTGCTTCTACTGCTGATACTGCTTCGGCTTGTTTAGCTTCGATAGCATCCAGCTTTTCAAGGATTGCTTGGGACATGATTAACCTTTCAGTCGTTTATCTAAGAGTTTGGCTAACTCACGCAGTTCTAATGCGTTGAGCAGTTCGGTCACATCCACATCGGACTCACTCTGTTGTGGCGCATTTTCAATTGGGGCTTGTGCCGCATCACGCGACTCCAAAACCTTCTTGAAGACAGATGCGGAAGTGACCGCATCTTTTTTGGAAATCCCTGCCTCGCGCAGAGCCTTTTCCAAATTCTTTAAATTGGCAGAACCATCATCACGAAAATATTCCAGCGCATGAACTTCTGCCATTGGATTGTTTGGATACATCACCACGCTGACTTCACGCAAGCCGCCTTTAGTGATTTGAAAATAACCCTCATTGGTGTCATCGCCTGCCATCATAGGCATACCATCTTCATTCACATATTGGTATTCGTCAGCGTAAGCACCAACAGAAACGCCGCCAAACATTGTGGGGCTTTCTTTCATAATCTTGTATAAGTCTGAGCCAGCAGTCGTATTGACAAAAATCTTGCCCATCGCTTTCATGCCATCATCATCAAATTCAAAGCTGTACCATTCGCCCACAGGCATATTGTCAGCGGCATGATTTAAAAACATTGGCAATGGCTTGCCTTCTGCGCTAAATGTTTTTGCCCAATCCATGAAGCCTTCGGGCTGGTAATTAAATTTGCGACCATCAGCGCCTTCTCTTGCGCCCCATGTCGTTACCATTGCTTCAATCTTGCCTGTCGGTTCTGCCGCGCCTGATTGGTTTTCTACCATCAGTTTTGCTTCGCATACCATCATCAAGTTTTTGGTCATAAATTACCTCATCGACTTTTGTTCGGTCAATGTCTTGTACTATTTTTGGCGGTCTGCCACGTTTAGCAACACCGACATTTGGCTTGTAACTTTGCAAATATGCTACCACTTTTTTAAAAATGGCATCCACTTTTATTTACCAATGTTCATTTTGCGGGTCTGATTTCCACCACCGCCGCCTGTATCTTGCGGACTTGTGCCTGCAATTGGTTCTGATTTCTTGGGGCTTTGCAGTTCATCGCCACCATCTAAATTGGCTTTGCCCAAATATTCCCGCGCCTCGTTGGGTGTCATTATTCCTGCGTTAACGCCAGCAGTCGCGTAATTCATTTGGTCAAGCGGTGCGCCTTTTAGAAAATCTTGTACATCAAATTCAACGCACAAATTTGGGTAGCCTTGGAACAAAGATGCTTTGAGTTTTTGCTGAACATTAACAATGATGGGATACATGGTGGATTTGTAAAACTCATCCAGCATGGTTTGGGTGTTGTTATATTTTTGGTCGCCAATGTGAAGCATTGCAGGCGGTACACCATACAAGCCGCAAATGCGCTTCATTGTTTGGTCTTTTAAATTTGCCAAATCTGTATCTTGCAAACTTAACATTTTTAAAGGCTCATACTTCATGCCTTGGTCAAGCAACATCCCTTGTCCGGGCTTGCTCTTGTCTGTTTGCTGACTGCCGACCATAGATGACCACGCTTCTTTTAATCGCGCCGCAATCTCTTTATATTTGGCATCAGGAATCACGCTGTCAGTAATAAACATTCCGCTTGGCTTTGCGCCGTTAAGCATGACATAGTTGGCGTACAAATCAATGTCTTGGTCTAAACCAACAAGTTCAGCCGCCAATATGCCTTTGTTAAAGCCAGCAGAACCTTGCCATGCCATATCCTTGCAGTGCATAACTTGATGCGATGCAAGTGGTTCGTCTTTGTTGTAGCCATAGCTAGGTGTGGACAAACGATAGCTTGGGTAGCGTGTAGGCGTAATCGTGACTGCAATTAATGTGCTGTCCAATTCGTACATTTCCAAAGGCGTTTGCGATGGGTTATCTTGGTCTTTTCTCCACCACAGGGTAAACGCTTCGCCAAGCAATTCGTGCCACATCATCCATTGATACCAGTATTCGTACTGGCTTTGAAAATTGTTTGGCGTTGTCAGCAAACTATAAACTTGCTTTGCTTTTACTTTGTCTCTTGTTCCTACGCTTGGGTCAGTCAGCGCATTTACATAAGAGCCATTCTCAGCCAATGCCATGATTTTGATTGGCAATTGAGATATTGCTCTTGCTTTAACACCCACGCAAGACATGACTGTGCTGTTGCGGGTGAGCATTGATGTATCAACAGGGCGACCAGCATTGGTGGTGCTTCCAGTTGTTACATAAAGAATCTGAGTATTGACTGTTTGATTCTTATTATTGCCTTGGTAAACAATATTATTGCCAAGAGCAGTTTGCCCAAACAGCGTATTTGACTCTTTGGAAACCTTATCTTTTCTTTTGAAAGCGTCTAGTATTCCCATGATTTCCCTTTAAAAAGTTCGGAAACCAAAGCCACTCATTGTCGGATTGTCCAAAGAACAATGCGTAGCGATGATGAGGGCGATTATGCCATCAACCTTTGCGCTTTTGTCATTTTCATTTTTCCGAACTTTTACATTTCCGTTAACGTCTACATAAACTTCACAATTGCCAAGTTGCCATCCCACGAATGGATTGCCATCATGTTTGATGCCGCAATTCATAATTAATTTTTCAACGTGCTTGCTTGGGTTGCTTAACACCGCCATGCCTTGCCCAACTTTCTTAACAGGCAAGCCAGCTTCATGCAGTCGTGCAACCAAAGTTGCGGCGTTGTATGCGTCAAAACCAATTTCCTTAACATCATATTTTTGGGCTTGTCCAATGATGTAGTCGCTTATCTCGCGGTCATCCATTACATTGCCTTCGGTAATATGTAGGATGCCTGAGTTAACAGCTACACGGAAAATATCGCTGTAATGTTTAGGCACAAGTGCCAAGCCTTCTTCGGGTAAAAAGAATTTAAACTCTGCTTCAAAATCATTTTCCGCAAATCGTTTTAGCGTACAGACTGCATTTAAATCTCGCGTTGCCGCCAAGTCAAACCCAATAAAAACTGCTTCGGGTTCACGCTGTGTTTTTATCAATGCCTTGTCATCATCCCAATATGCGCGGTCAAGCCAAGCGGAGTTGGCGCTAACATAAATGTTAAGTGTCTTACATAGGAATTCGTTTAGCGCCGCCGGTTTATGCTTTGCTTGTTCTGCTCTTTCCGCTATGGCATCTTCGTAAATGCTGATGCCGTGCATGGGGTTTGCCTTTGCCCAAATCTTAGGGTCGCGCCAATCGTCTTGTGGGTCTAAGCTGTACAGCAGTCCAAACCATCTTGGATTGTCTTCTGCTTCGCCGGTCAGCATATTTTCCAACATCTGCATATCTTCATAAAACTTGGTTTCCTTGGTAAAGGATGCCGTGGTTATGTAGATACGCAAAGGGTTCTGCCGTGCCACCATGCCTGAGTGCAAAACCTCAATCGCGTTCCTGTCCACAATCTGCGCCGCTTCGTCAATGATGGCACAAGATGGGTTCATGCCATCGCCTGATTTTTTTGTGTCTCTGCTTAACGCTTTAAACTTTGTTTGACTGTCGCCAGCGACTGTGATTTGGTTGCGATGCACAATAAAAAGTTGCGCTACATCGTGTGGCATATTTTCCACAAAACCAGTTGCGGCATTGAAAACAATGCTTGCTTGCTCGCGTGTGGTTGCCAATGTGTAAACCTCTGCGCCAGCTTCGCCCCACTTTAATTCGTACAACGCAATTACAGCGGTCAAGGTTGACTTGCCAGCTTTGCGCGGAATAAACACAATCACATCCGTGACCATGCGCTTGCTCACATCTTTTTTGCTTCTGAATCCGTAGATGGCGCAAATGATAAATATTTGGAATGGCTCAAGCATTAACGCTTTGCCTGCGTCAGGTCCTTTTGTGTGAACAAGCGTTTTTGCAAACTCAAGAAAATGCGTTACATAGTCAACATGGAATTCCCACTTCCATGCTCTGTCTTCAAGTTGATTTAAAAAACGCTGACAGGCTAGACGAACATTTCGGCTAACTGTTATTTCACCTTTAGCAACACGCACCGCATACAGGATGCCATCTTCGTAAGTCATGGTCCATTTAAGAGTTTGCTGTATTTGCCGCCTTCAGTCTTATTGGTAGCCAAGCGTCCGCGAGGCGTTAAGCCCAATTCGTTCATCAGCGTGATTGCTCTTGCAAGTGCTTTGTCGCCAGCAGTCAGAAAAGGCTTTGGCAAACCAGATGGACATTTACATCAAGTGTATGAAAGGCGTTGCCAAGGGCGGCATCATCACGCAATTCAACGCTGGTCAAACGGTTGGACCAAACCCTTTTCTGACTGCTGGCGACAAAGCACTTGCAAGAGCAATCACGCTGA